TATTAACCCCTCAGTAAAATATATTCTACCTAGTTTATCCTTGAATGGTTTTAGAACTGATAAACCAGCAAATATTTCTTTATCAATTGGTTTAGTATTTGATTCCTTGTTTAGAATTTTACCAAGATCAGGCCAGCCACCATCTATTAATTGACTTTTAATCCATCGTCCGCTTTCATACTTTAGTGTTATTGATCTTTCACCGATTAATATTTCTTCTGGTATATCATCAATACGTAATATTTCACGAATAGCTTCTTTAGGAATATTAATGGGTTTTGCTGGTTGATAACCAAGCCAGCATTCAACGATACAAACATTATTTGTTGCAAATATACTACCGTTAGTTATAAGTACCCCTTGCGACCACGGACGGCTTGCATCATCACCGACAAATTTAATTAGCTTAGTCAACGCATCAATTAAAGTTTTACCGTCAAGACCTATGCTTGATCCTTCGGGTTTAAAATCAGGTGTAAGTTCATCAATGCAGTCAATAAACGCTTTAAATTTTCCACTTTGAACTTTTAATCGCCCTGCTTCCGTCAATGAGATAGCTATAGTTTCAGAACAATTGTTTATTGCACTTATTAATGGAGCGGCTTTCGGTTTGCAGTCAATGTCGATTGCTATTGGACTACTTAAAGTTATAGTTCCATTATATGCGAGAATATTACCGTCTTTTATTGCGAAGTGTTGCATATAGGGAACTAGATCTTTTTTTGCTATTGCGCCTTGTACAAATTTCAATGTTTTTAACATCGTTATAATCCAAAAAGTGAACCTTCATCTATAAAATCAAATTTATGATAATGCTCAAGCCAATAATTTACTTCTAGAATGATTAATAACATTCTTAATTCATAAGATTCTGCAACTTCATCAGCTGTATAACCATGATACGCTAAACGCTGGTCAATTACCACACGTTCATGATCTGATAAAGTCAAGTAATGCTGATCTTTTGTGTGCCTTGTTGGAGACTTAGAGCTTATGCCAACAATTCTTGGAATATTTCCATTAGCACAAATGACAATAGAACCAGTTCCCGCAGTAAACAACCACCAAGCTGAATCCACAGAAGTCCAAGGAACTTGAGTCATCATGTTAAAGCCTGTTGCCGCTAAACCATGAGTTCTAATGTGGCTGGGAATATTATTATGAACTTCTTTCGACCATTTAAGCCGATATTTTTCTCCTAAGTCATTTCTAGGGCTAACGCATATATAGTTGGACATCTGACAAACTGTGGTTAATCTAGTCATTGATTCATTCTGGTGAAATACTGGCAAAACACGATCCCCAAAATGCTTTACCAGAATTTCAAAATTATGATCTGAGATTTTCTCACATTCATCCATTTCCTTTTGATCGGCAGTTCGTCCAGGTGCGCCAGGAATCTTATCTAAATTAATTAAATAAATTTCAATGCAGTCACTCCAATATTTTTCCATTATTTTATAATAGACTTTTATTAAAGGATCAAGCGTAACCTCTTTATTTTGATTCCAAGCTGTAAAAGCCCCAGAATCAAGTAATATGGTTATCTTTTTGTGGTATTGTGATGATATTGAAAGCCATTTATCTGCATATTTAGCATAACTATCGTGACAAGATAATAATCTAAATTTAGCATTTAATGTCATTCTATCAACGGTTTCTTCTTTTAAAGGGGCTACACCTGAATAGTAATAATTTAACATTCTCTTAAATATTCAATAGTAGGCCAGAAAGGTATTCCGCCTCTTGGTGTAAATTCCCCAACAACAGTTAAAGAAATAGGATCGAGAAGTTCAATTAAATCGTTTGCGATTGTGCTTACACAAGCTTCGTGAAAGTCACGACGATTTCTAAAACTTAAAATATAAAGTTTTAATGCCTTACTTTCAACACACCATTTATCTGCAATATAATTTATTTGGATTGTTGCAAAATCAGGTTGACCTGTGACGGGACACAATGAGGTAAATTCATTAATTCTTAAGTTTAAGGAAAGACTTGTAGGTAAGTTTGTAATGGGTCGTTCAAAACGCTCAAGAACATCTTTCCCCTGTATTGAACCATCAATTAAACCTTCATATAAAGATTTGTTTTCAGCACTTTGTTTTAGATTTTTTAAGTTTGACATTATGGCACCTGCTATAAGGTATTAAAAGGATGAAGTTCTCGTTTAGCTTTTATATAAGCAGCACTAGCTTCTTCTACACTATTAAAATAACCAAGATGATGTTGTTTCCTATTTATTTTAATTTTTGAGTATATAAAACCATCCTTTCTTATATAAACACCTAAAATTCCAGTTGATAGATTATTTTTCTTTGCCTTAATCAAGTTTTGACCATTTTCAGATTTAGTAGCTTCTCTTAGGTTAGACCATTTATTATTGATACCATTAGTATCTATATGATCGGTATCAATTTTAGGAAACCTACCTGTCATATAAAGAAAAGCTAATCTATGAGCAGAATATGTTTTCCCAATTATATTTACTATAATATAACCTTCAAAAGCAAATCCTGCAATATCACCCTTTTTAAAGTTGGAGCGAGGACAATTAGTTAGCCTTGTAAATATTCCAGTTTCGGGATCATAGTGTAGTAGTTTTTTAAGTTCGTCCTGACTTAACATAACTTTACCTTGCTAAACTTAAAAATTCATTTCTAACCATAGCATCATCCATCATAGCTCCTTTAAGGCACTGTGTAACTGTGTGGTGTCCTTGTTGTCTAATTCCCCTCATTTCCATACATAAATGTCTAGCTTTTACAACAACGCCAACACCAATAGGATTTAAATTTTCAAAGAGCGCATCCGCTACTTGCGAAGTTAATCGTTCTTGCACTTGTAAACGTTTGGCATAAATATCCACTAACCTTGAAAACTTTGACAGTCCTAAAATTTTACCATTTGGAATATAACCTATAGTTACAGTACCAAACCAGGGTAGAGCGTGATGCTCGCAGAATGAATATATTGGTAAATCCTTAACGAGGATCATACTATCATAATTTTCAGCGCCATCCTCAAAACATTTAAGTATTTCCTTCGAATCCTTTCCATAACCGCTTGTCATTTCCATCCACGCTTTAGCCACACGTTTTGGAGTTTCAATAAGTCCTGGACGTTTATGATCTTCACCGATAGCGATAAGAAGGATATTTGTAGCATTCTCGATGCTTATTTGTTTTGCTGTTTTAGTTTCCATTTTCTAAATCATCCTCTAGCTCTTGATCCCATCCATCCTTCCATCTTTTAAGTTTTTCATCGTATGATTCAGATTCAATTTTCATATGTTACCGAGCATTTTCTAGTTTCGTCAATAGTAACAGAAGTTAAAGTAATTCCTGTTCCTTTTAATTGTTGAGGACCAATAACTTCAACAAGATATTGAGCCATGTTTTCAGCAGTCGGATTAAATGGGACGAAAACAAAGGAGTCATTACCAGCAGTATCTATATCAGTGTGGTTAAACTCCATTTGCGCTAATTTTTTTGAAAGGGCATCCCTCTCCCAAGCTATAAACCGATGATCCCAATTATCTTCTAACCACATACAGAGTTTAGTTTTAACTTCCCCGAAGTCAATGACTCGTCCAATGGAATCTAGTTCACCATTTTCTGCTTCACAGGTGAAGTGAATTACGTACCCATGCCCATGTAAATGCCTGCATTTTCCTTCATGCCCAACAACTCTATGCCCACAGTGTATCTCATGTTCTCTATGTACTTGTATTTTAGACATTTTTAATTCCTTATTTTTATTCTTAGTCTAATGTATTGTAAAAAGTAGGGTCTTTTGATATTTCTTCTAGAACTATATCATAATTTTTTGTTGGTGGAAGTACCATTAAACCCTCACAGACTGCCCTAACAACTAATGGATCTGGATAACCTGCTTCTTCAAATCCTTTTGCCCGTAAGATATTGGCATGATTCATGTCAGTAGGCGGATATTTACCATCGTAAGAAGTGTGGCTATACGCTAAAGCTTTCATACAACCAGGAATTGTAGCTGCTAATTTAACTGATTCAGCTTTAGACAGATACATTAATGGAGCAAAAACCAATATTTCTTTTGATTCCTTTGTGTAATTACCCAATGCCCTATTAGCTGCAATTTCAAAAGCTTCCCTGAAATATTCAGTGCAATCGGGATAATTTGCATTGTCTTCTTGGCAGATACCCATTACTATAGCATCGCAACCTAATTCAACAGCCCTATTCATTGCAATAGTTAGGAACAACATATTTCGCATGGGAACAAAAGTTGTTTCAATGCGATTACCAATAACAGTTTCCATCTGTTCAGCATTTTCGTATTGCTCAAGGGGTTTTGAAAAGTCTACAAGTGGCGATACTGAGTTAAGAATTCCAGGGATTCGTATAGTTTCATGACCACATATATTAGCCATATTTGAGATTAGTTCAGCGGATCCGATTTCACGTCTGTGCTTTTGACCATAATCAAAAGTTATAGTATAGACTTCATCGAATTTTGATTTTGCCAAGAACAAACAGGTTGTTGAATCTTGACCTCCGGATAATACTACAATTGCTTTTGTTCTTTTATTATTCATAATATAGCCCAATCTATTTCGTTAATTAGATCATCACAAGTTGATGATAAGTCTTCCAATGCTGACTTCATTTCTATAGTAAAATTGGACCCATTATTCGATATTTCCATACGAATTTCTTCCAACTTTTCCATAACTTTTACAACTTCATTTATTTCCATTACTTCCGTCCTCATTTAAATGTTTGAATGTTTTACCATCTAAAACATGTTTAATTATATCTCTACTTACTCCGTAAATTCTACTTAATTCAGAAATATATCCATGCTTTTTTGGATATATTAAAATAGCTTTTGCAGATTCATCTGTTAATTTAGAATCCCTTAATCTACGTGCATCTTGAGATTCTGACATCTTCTTTTTAGTTTCTGTAGAATGAGTTTTTCCTAACCTAAATGTATTTCCTAAGACATTTTTATTTCCCATTGCAGAAAGTGAAAGTTTAGCTTTTCGTTCTTCTGTAAAAATAACGCCTTCTCCTCGTTTATTGCCTTTCATGCTTAGACTTAGTTTCACTTTATTTTCATCTGAAACTTTATGCCCGATACCATATTGATTTCCAATTTTTGAGATTGATATATTTTTACAATGCTCTCTAGAATTTTTCTTACCTTTTTTTGTTAAAGACATTTTAAGTTTTGTTTCATTGGAATGCTTTAAAAGGGAAGGACATCCTGCTATAGGTGTAATATTATATCCTTCTTCTATACATTTATGAAAATCCATCCAAAATTGTTCTCTATTTATCAAATATTTAACATCTTCAACTACTTCAATAATTGAAAATTCAAACACATCTTGACTATATTTCTCCCAAGAATTTTGAAGTTTACTATTCGGATGAGTTCCATGCTTAAGATCTGATAAGTGAGATTTCCATCGTTTTTTAATATCTTTAGAACTTCCAATATAGCACTTTTTATTTATGCTATTTAAAATTTTATAAATCCCACAAATTTTACTCATGGCAGGGAAGTATATTTGTGGATTTGCAAACAAAAAATATATCCGAATTTTAAGCAGGATTCTAGACATGCTTTTTGATTAAGTTCATTTATTTGTGGATCTTTTGAATCTTCAGGTTGTAGATAAATCAAACCTGTAAAATTATCATCTGGTCTAGCAACAGGTTTAGATTTAACTAAACCTAAAACATTGAATGGTAGACCATCATGTTCCGATTCATTGTATCTCATAACGTATTTAAAGGCACAAGAAATTTTGCTATATGCCCAATTAATGGATGGCGTTTTAGGTGAACAAACTACATAAATACCATGCCTTGAGTGTGTATTCTTGTTATAAACAAGATTAAGAGGAGGTTCAATAGTACCATTTGTTTCTACTTGAATGTAATAACCACATTCGGAAAGTCCATATAGTAAACCTTTTATATCTTGACGAAATGGTTCACCGCCGCTTATAACTATAAGATCAATAAAAGATAGGTTATTTAATTCGGTTACTTTTTTGACAATACCTTCGAATGACATATAACGTCTTGACGACGTATAATCTGTATCACAATTATGATTCCAAAAGTTATCAGCAAGAAATGTCGGATAAGGGGCGCAACTTATACTCGTTACAGGTAAAGCATTGGGTCTGTAATAATCATATTTATAAGTGCTTCTATCCACTTTTTTAACTTTAGAAACAAGTAGACCGTTCTGTGCGGCTAATGCCTTTCCATCACTTCTATCGCCATTCCAAAAGTTGTAGCCTACCTGATGTTCTTGTGAATGGCAGGAATTACACAAGGGTTCAAAATTGGTTGGATTATCATTCTTTCTATTATGGTCGGCGTGATGTATTAAGACAGCGGGTTGTTCACAACGGTTACATTTTTCAGATACTGCTCTTAAAAGATTTCTACGAACTTCATAATTTCTAAATTCATAGCCCTCTTTGAAGTTCGGATTTCCGCTGCCTTTCATACGTTCAGAAGCTTTTAACTTAGAAATTTTTTGTTGTTCTAAGGTCATTTTTTCCCAAGGCGTGACATAAGTTCCAGCGTTTTTTCTACGCTTTATTGATGCAGCAACTTCTAAACCTTGTTTGACGTAGTCCCTATTAGATGCACTACGCGAAGCAACTTCAGGGTCTTTCATTGGATTGCGGTCACCTTGTTTTTTCCAAGCAATTATATCGTTTGGATGAACATGTAGTATTTCATCGCCTACTTCAATATTTTCAGCGGTTATCATGCCTCTAGTTGTGAAGAACGGGTGATCTGTGGTTACTTTATATTTCGTTCCATCAATAATAATTTCATACCAGATATCTACAGTAAACTTTGAAACGTTTGTTACAGTTGTTTCAACAATTGTACCATTTTCATCTAGCGTTAAAATTTTATCATTGACTTCTAATGACCCAAGTTTTTTCTTAGGTCCGTTAGCCATTGAAATATAAGGTTGCCGTCCGTTGTTAAGATGCCATCCGAAACAATTTGGGCAACAAATGGAACATCCAGCGAGACGAATAAATATCGCTGGTGTTCCTGCAAATGGGCCTTCGCCTTGGATTGTTTTGAAGATTGAATGGACTTGAAGTAAATTTGGATCCTCAAGTCGTTTTTCGGGGGGTTGATTGTTTAACATTATGACCTCTGGTTGACAGATAATTCTGATGTCCGGTCAAGCTGCCTTAATTAAAAGGCAGCTTAAAATAGAAATTTAATAGGCAGTCTATTCTGCTATTGGTTCTATAGGTGCAACGGTTACGACTTCTTTTACAACTGCACCGAAGTAATATCGTTTCCACATGTAATACTCGCTTGTTACTGTTTGCTTGTTGATTAAAGTTGAACGTTCATCTGCAACAAGTTCTTTACAAGTAAGCATTCTTCCTAAAGTTTGAGAAATTTGATCGCATAAGCCCCAAACTTTACCACATTTAGTTTCTGCTTTCGGTTTACGAATTCCGTTTTGGATAGGTTGTTTTACTCTTGGTTGATTTTTCTTTGTTTCATCAGCAACCTTTTCCGCTTCTTTGGCTACTTTTTCAGCCGCTTTTTTGTCTAGTTCTGCTTGTTTAGCAGCTTTCTTAGCAGCAGCTTCTTGTTCCTTTTTAGCTTTTGCTTCTGCTTTCTTAGCAGATGTAGCGGCTTTTTTGATCTCGGCAGCTTGCTTCTTTTGTTCGGCAGCATCGACAGCACCAGGAACGATTCCAGGTTCTAAATTAATGATACTAGGGGTTTCGGGAAGTTCGTTTAATACTTCTCCTTTCTCGCCCAACAATTCGTTAATATCGTTCAATTGTTCTTGATCTACGTTTGACATTGTGTAAGCCTCTTAATGATAAGTTTTTGATATTTTTTACTACGGTTAAAATTGTAAATTAAAAAAATATAATTTACAAGCAATATTTTTAAAAAGGAAATTCATCATCGGTAAAAGATTGCTTAGTGCTTGATTCAAAAGGAATTAAATCATCATAGGGTTCCAATTCAGGTTCAATAGTTTCCGTTTTAATTGCTTTTTCTGGTTCACCAAAAATAAAACTGTGGATCTCTGGATATTTTTTATTTGTTATTGCCTTTAAATGGGATGGTTTTTTAAGGCTATCAGTTAAATACATGGCTGATAATAAAGAATCTGGTGATTTTGTTCCTGTTCGTTCTTGCCACCATAAATCCGCTTTATTCTTTGCATAGCCGGTATATTCAATTCCTATAAATTCGTTAAATACTCTAAGCCCTGAATAATACGATACTTTTAAACTTTTTCTACCAGCTTTAACGTGTTGGGCATAAATTATATGATCTATTTTAAATTCTTCAAAAACAGGAAAATCATCTTTAATAAGTTTATCTGTTCCTGCTTCGGTATTGATTTTTACTTTGAAAACAAATTCGGCTCCGCAGTAACTACATATTCTAACAGTAGTGTGGTTATAGCAATTACAAACTTCGCATATTTTTACAGGAGCTTGACCGCCTTTACTTTCGCCTTTTTTCCTTGGCATTACCGGATCATTAATTGGCCCAAGCCTTCGTGTGTTACCAGAGAAGTCAAGAACTAAACAATCTTTCTTAACATAATCAAAACCAGATTGATATTGTCTAGGATTAGTGTGGTCATAAGGTCTTGTTCCACGCCCGTACTTTTGAACGTGCATTGAAGGTGAAGTTGTAGGATATAAATCCACAATTAAATCCACGGGAGGATGATTAAAGCCTGTGGTCATCACTCTAAAACCTATAACAGCCTTTACTTGTGCAGTTTTAAACAATTCAAGTCTTTCTAACCGTTCTTGATTACTTATCCTAGAATGTATGACCACATTTGTTATATCAAGATCGGTTAGTATTTCTGATATGTGTTCACAGTGTTCAATTCCTGATGCAAATATAAGCCAGCAATTTCTATCATGACCCAATTCAACGGCTTCTTTTAATGCCTCTACAGTTACTTCATATTTATCTACAGCAAGTTGAAGTTGACCTTTTGCATAGTCTCCATCTTGCCCTAATTTAACATCACTAATATCTAATTCATAGTTAGTCTTTTTAGGAACTAATGGCGACATGTAACCTTTTGCTATTAACTGATTGAAAGCATGTAAACCAGTTAAATCGTAGCAAATATCAGTAAAGAGCCCGCTGTCAGTCAATAAACCTTGACCAAGGCGATAAGGTGTTGCGCTAAAACCAATTACCTTAAGATACGGATTTATCTTAGTTAATTCATTTATGAATTTCCTATACATAGTCTCATCATTCTGAGATATAAGGTGACATTCATCAACCAAGACTATATCAACCTTGCTGAATTTTTCAGCATCTTTACAAACAGAAGCAATACCACAAAATACAATATTATTACAGAAGTCCCTTCTTTTCAATGCAGAAGAATTAATACCTACGGGAGCGCGGGGCCATAAATTAAGAAGTTCTTTTACATTTTGGACTATAAGCTCTTGAACATGTGTAACAACCAGCATTTTTTGTTTTGGATAATTGTAGAATGCCTTAGTCATAAACATTGCTAGGCATAATGCTTTACCTGTTCCGGTTGGGAGCGCACAAATAGGATTTCCACTATTAGTTTCAAAATAAGCATCTATTGCATTTATACAATCAATTTGATAATCTCTAGGAATAATCATAGTGTATTAAATTCGTGAAGTTTTCGTTTAGCTTCCAAATATGCTTGA